CCATCCCCGCTCCGCCCGCTCGTGCCCCGCCCGCTCGTGCCCCGCCCACTCGTGCCAGGCCGATCTTCGCCACACCCGCTCGCGCCACGCCCATCTTCGCCGCAGCCGTGACCGCCGGCGCCGCCACCCGCACCACGCACGGCGCCGCCGGCACGAACCGCGCCGGAGCCGCGCCGCCGGCCGATGCCGCGCCCGGCCGGCCCGCCGCGCCCACACCCGCCGGCGCCGCCGCCGCCGACATCGGCGCCGTCTCCATCCCGCCCGCCACGCGCACCCCGCGCGCGCGCCGCACCGGCGCCATCGCGCGCGGCCAGCGCAGCCGGGGCAGCCCCGCCACCCCGGCCCGGTCGGCGCCGGCCAGCGCACGCGCCAGCAGCGCCAGGCCCGGCCACGCCACCCGCCGCAGCCGCCGCCCGGCCCGCATCACGCTGTCGCCAGCTACGCTTTCCACCGCATCGCCCCCCAGTCGAACACCAGCCCGCGCAGCGTGCCCACCGCCACCACCCAGCCCAGCCGCTGGGTGTCCGACAGCCCGCACGCAACCTCAAACGGCACCCCGTTCATGGACAGATACAGGCAGTCCAGCAGAACGGGGTGCCGGCTCAGTTTCCCGCCATGGCCGGATCGGCGCCGTCATCGCCCCCGAGGGCCGCCGACACCGCCTCGATCCCGGCCTCGCCCAGCCGTTCGACCAGCGCCTCCACCCCCGCCTTGCTCGCCGGCAGCGGCTGCGGCACCCCGTCGATCGCCACCACCGAGCAGGCCAGCGCGGCCATGCCGAGCCAGCGGTCATTGCCGGACAGCACCGGCCCGGCCGCCTCCAGCAGCCGCAGCTTGCCCAGCGCGTCGAGCGGCCGCAGCGCCAGCCGGCGCCCGCCGGCATCCTCCACCTCGCGCTCCCGCATCACACCCGCCTGCGGCTGGAGGCGAAAAACTCCAATCGCTGCTTGACGCTCTGGTCGCCGCGCCACTGCCCGGCCTGCGCCAGCCGGAACACCGCGCCGTCGAACTGCCAGGTCGAGGTCGAGCCGTCCGGCTCCGCCACATACTGGAACAGCGTGCCCTGCGGCACCGCGCCGCCGTCGTTGAACAGCTGCTCGGCGCGGGCGATGAAGTCATCGACCGCCGCGTTGCCGCGCTCCAGCTCGAACGCGCCCTCCCAGCCCTTCGGCAGCTCGGCGGCCAGATGCGCGCCGTCGATCCGATCGACCCTGACCGGCGCGGTCAGCTGCCTGGCCTCGAAGCCGGTCACATGCCGCAGATCGACCCGCCCGAACGGCCCCATCAGCACCAGCTGACAATCCCGCCCGACCGAGAATGTATTCACTGTCACCCTCGTTGCTCCCAATTATGACGGCGCATCCCAGCCACGCCCCTGCGCGGCGGCGGCGCAGCAAGGAAAATTCACAAGGAGACGTGGAGACGAAGAGACAGGGACGGAGGCATCCCGCCGTCGTCCTTCCTCCTCTTCGCCTCCACGTCTCCTTGTGAATCTACTTGCTTGCCTGCCGAACCCCGCCCCTAAGCCGGCAGCACCTGGCGCTGCACCTGCACCGTCTGCCCGCCTTCCATGTTGACGATGAACTTCTCGACGATCGCCTGGTAGCGCACCTGCGCGTCGGACTGCACATAGCCGAGCCCGGTCCGCTCCGGCGGATTGTTCGACGCATCGCAGATCACGCTGAACGGCAGCGCCCCGTCCGGGCTGCCCAGCAGCCCCTGCCCCAGCATCGCCGACAGGAACGCAAGCTGGGTCGCGCGGATTCGCCGATACAGCGTGGCATTGATCACCTGCCCGACATACTGCCCCATGCCGGACGCGAGCGTCGCCGCGATGTAATTCGTCATCCGCGTATAATTGTCGCCATTGGTCGCCGGGTTGCTGCTGGCGTTGTGCCCGCCGCGCACCCCCCAGAAATTCCCCCCCGGCTGCGGGTTGCACACCAGGTCGATCCCCGCCCCCAGCAGCAGCGCCAGCTCGGCCGCCGAATACGACGCCGCCTGCAAACTCCCCGGCACCCCCGATTTCTGGCTGCCCACCACCCCGTGCAGCGGCTTGTTGAGGCTCGACTGCTCGGGCGAGAGATTGGCCAGCCGGCCGGCCACGAAGCCCTGCGGGCTGACCAGCCGCAGCCGCTGATTGACCGGGTCGTTCCACCACAGCCAGTCGCCGAACAGCAGCTTTGCCGAATAGCTGTCCAGCCCCGCCGCCGCCTTCGCCGCCACCGCCGCGGCGATCCCGTCGCCGGCCGGCCCGACCAGCAGCATATACACGCCCTCGGCCAGCCCGAAGCCGGCCTGCGTCGTCCATTCGGTGCTGTCATCGGCATCGGCCAGCATGGCGATGCTGCACCCCTGCCCGCGCAGCGCATACATGCCGGTGCGCGGCATCGTATCCACCCCCACCAGTTGCGCCGCACTCACCGCCGCGCCATCGGTCCCCGGCGCGCCGCTGGAGAAGTCCCACGCGAACGCGAACGGCGCCACCGTGCTGCCGCCGTCGGAAGCCACCACGATCTGGCTCGCCCCGCGCGCCGGCCCCTGCCCCTCATTCACCGCCGCAACCGCCGCCGCCCAGAAAGCGCTGCCGCTGCCCGCGATGTTGTCGAACACCTCGGCCCGCATCCCCGGCAGCGCCACCGTCAGCTTCCAGCTTCCCGCCGCCGACCCCGCCGCCAGCCCGACGGCGATCCGGTTGCCGAGCGAGCCGGTATAGCGCGCGGTCAGCTGGAAGCTGGTGCCCGGAACCAGGAACCCGGCCGCGGTATCGGTGCCGTCGCTGACCCGCACGCAGCGGAAATTCGCCGCCCCCTGCTGCACCGCCGTCGCCACCGCCGTGCCCATGTCATGCTTGCGCGCCATCACCGGGCCGAAGCTCGCGGCGTAATCGGCCATCGTCGCCACCAGCACCGGCTCGCCCACCGGCCCCCAGCACGCGGTGCCGACCACGCCCACCACATCGGTCGGCACCCCGTTCAGCACCAGGTTCTGCGGCGGCACGATCTGCACGTAGAGATCGGGCACCACCAGCGCCGTGGTGTTCAGCTCGCCCTGTTGCACCACCGGCATCACGCGCCCTCCCCGACGGTGCGCACCCGCACCACATTCCGCCGATGCTCGCCCGCCAGCACCGCCTCGATCGCCTTCGCCTCGGCGATCGCCTGGCCGATCCGGTACGCGCCGAACGCGCGCACCACCACAAGATGACAGTCCATCGCTCGCAAATCCCCGTTATGAGTGCCGATCAGGAAAGCCGCGCCGCCACCACCGGCCCGCCATTCGCGGCCACGGCACTGGTGCCGAACAGCATCGAGGGCAGCGTCTCGCGCGCCGTCGTCGCATACTCGGCGGTGTAGAGCAGGTCGCGCCGGAACAGCCGCGCGTTGACGCTCTGGTCGAACACCGTGCTGGCCCGATAGAGCAGCCGGGCGGCGCCGCCATCGGCCAGCGCCACGAACCCGGCCGCGGCGAGGGCGGTGTCCACCACCCCGGCCACCAGGTCGCGGCTGGCGGCACTCGGGCACCACAGCGAGACCCGGAACCCCTGTTCCTGCCTGCGAAGTTCGCTCACCGCCACCCGGTCGGCCACCACCCGCGCCACCACCGGCCCGGCCCCCGGCACGCTCACGCTGGCGCCCGCCAGCCGGGCCACCAGCCCCGCCGCGCGCAGCCGCGCCGCCAGCACCGCCGCCACCAGCTCCGGCGTGTCGCCCGCCGCCACCCGATAGGCGGCCGCCACCCCTCCGGCCAGCACCCCGGCGACCTGGCCGACTGCCGCCACTCCGGAAAAACTCGCGGTATCGCCTGCGGAGCTGGCAAGCAGGCTCGGCGTCTCGGCCCCCAGCACCACCGGGGCCTCGGCCCAGCGCGTGGTGTCGCGCGCCTCCGCCCCGTCGGGGAACACCGTCACATTCACCCGCCCGGCGGCCAGATCGGCATCGAGCGCCGCCGCCCGCGGCCACCCGCGATAGACCCGGCACACCACCCCCGCGACACTCGCCGCCTCGGCCCCGTCGGGATACAGCGCCCCCGCCACGGCCGCCACCAGCGCCCGCTCCACATCCGATTGATCTGCCATCTGAACCCTGACCCCTGACCCCTGCTAGGCCGCCGCCTGCGTCACATGCAGCCGCCAGCCCAGCTCGGAGAGTTCGGCCGCGGCCACCACCCCGACCCGCCCGAGATCGTCCGCCACCTGGTCGCCGGCCCGCAGCACCACCCCCGGCCAGCCGCGCAGCAGCACCCGCCACGCCGAAAGCGCTGTCCCAGTGGGCAGATTCGCCTGATACGCCCCGTTCCCCGCATCATCCAGCAGCGAGGCCGGCCAGCCCGAGAGCAGCGCCTCGCGCGCGCCGTCGCCGACCCCGCCATACTCCCCCTCGCCAGCCGCCACCGGGGCCGCCGCGCGCGAGATATCCACCACACGCTGCGCCCGCACGCACAGCGCCGGCAGCAGCGGCGCCGCCGAGGCCACCAGCCACACCCCGCCATCCCCGGCGCCCGCCCGGCTCTCGGCGCGCAGCAGATAATCGCCCGCCCGCACATAGGCCCCGTCGAACACGCCCTGCCACAGCGCCTCGCCATAGCCGGCCGGCGCCCGCCACCCGCCGCGCTGCGGCACGAACGCCGCATCCAGCGTCATGACGAAATTCTCCTTGCGCAACGGAGCC